GGTTATTACTAAAGCACGACAGCGCACAGCCGCACCTACAACCGACAACGGTCGTCAGCCCACAAATGGACCGACGGCTGAACAAACGTCAAAGTATGTAGATAATAGAAGTAAACTTGCCACGTTTAATGACTTTATCAAAGGAAGTGGCGGAGGACGATCGCGATGATTTCTCTAATCCCGGTTGATAATGATCAAGCCGCATTTTCACAGCAGCATGACTTTGGTGGGTATATTATGACCCTCAATTTTTATTATAACTCTCGATACGCAAGATGGTTCATCGACATGATCGATCAAGATGGAAATGACATTGTGGTTGGAAGGCCCGTAAACGTATCCGCCGATCTTACAAGTAGGTTTGATGATCCTCGACTTCCAGATGGGTTTATAACGAGCCTTAATTTTGCAGTGCCCTTTGCCGAAGCCACAGAAGATACTTTGGGAGATGACGTACAGCTTATTTATGACGACGGAGTAGAGTAATGAATGAGAGGCTCTTTGGACGCAGCGCCGTTCTTATTGTTACCTCTGGTTCAGAGGCCAAGAAGTTTTCCGGTATCACACCGCCCGCCGTTACGAACGTATCGTTTAAAAACAATGAGGCCAGCATTCAACGTCCCGAAGGACTTGAAGAGGTTTTCAGAATCGGCTTTAACGTCGAACTCACCTCCGAAGCCAATGCCAACACGGCCGCCGTTTCCATCTACAATATGAATGAAACGAATCGCTCCTTCTTTGAGAAAAAAGATTTGAAAGTTATTCTCATGGCAGGATACGGACCCAAGCCCTCGATAGTGTTTAAAGGGGATGTTGTGGGAGAAAAGACCAGCAGTAAGAAATCTGGTCAGGATATTATTACCACGATTGAAAGTGGGGACGGTCGATTTACTCTGAAAAACACGGTGCTGAATAAAACGTTTGCTCCTGGCATTAGTCTGGAAAGCGTTATTAAAGACATTCAGAAGTCGATGGGGCTTCCTGGGGATTTAAAGGACATTAAATCAGAGACGTTTAGTCAGGGGCTATCGATCAGTGGTTCGCCGAGAGAGGCACTGGATAAACTTACAGAAAAGCAGAATCTTGAGTGGTCGATTCAAGGTGGGGTGCTTCAGATTAAGAAAAAAGGCGGCGCAATTAGTGGTGAGGTCGTTATCGTTTCACCTGATACGGGACTTATAGACATTCCAGTGAAAACAAATGAAGGGGTTGAATTTCAAACTCTTCTGAACCCAGTTTTGGTGCCAGGAAGATCAGTTAAGATCGAATCAAAATTCCTTAAAGGCACGCAGTCGTTTATTGTGCGAAAGGTGCAGCATCAAGGGGATAATTTTACGGGTGTGTGGACTTCATTTGTAGAGGCCATTAAACCATGAGTCTAGTTAATGAAACTCCCACGCTTGCGCATGTTATTCAAACGGCTCTTAAAAGATTTCAAACGGAACTGCACACCTGTCTGCCTGCTGAAATCGTCACTTATGACCGAACGAAGCAGAAGGCTTCCGTTCAGCCACTTCTTCAAAGAAAAACAAAGGATGGTGTGGCATTTAATTTTCCGGTGATTACAAACGTACCGTGTCGATTCGAGCGCACATCGAAGTTTTCTATTACCTACGAACTAAAGCCCAAGGATACTGGCATTATCATTGTCTCTGAAAGATCCCTGGATATTTGGCTTAATAAAGGCGGGCTGGTTGATCCGAATGATTTAAGAAAACACGACATCAACGATGCGATTTTCTTTCCCGGACTGTTTCCGTTTTCAACTCCTGCTCCGGCAGAGGCGAATGTTGCTTTAATTCAAAACGATAAGACCAGATTTAGGCTCTACGAGAACGGAAAGATGGCCTTTACCAACCTCAATTCAAATGAGGAGCTGGTGAAGGTGCTTTCGGATCTTTGTCAGGTTTTAATTAACGCGCTGATTACAACGGCCATAGGTCCTCAGCCGTTTACACCGTCAACGATTTCAGCTCTTACAAGCGTCAAGAGCAGGCTAGATACCTTGAAGGAGTGAAACTATGTCTTTTGACCCAGTGTCGACGATCGCTCAAAATATCATTAATCGCTATAAGCTTCGAAATCCACACGGCTATGATCCCGGGGAAGAACAAAAGAATCGGCAGTATCTTGAGGATTTATTGACGGAGATTTTCACGATACAATTGGGAACAAAGGCCAGTGTGGCACCGGGCGCATTTACAGCCGGGGGTGATCCAGTAACGGGCGTCGGGGGTCCAGTAAATTGAGCGATATAAAACTAAAAGATACAGATCTAGACAACTGGGAACTTGAGATCATTAACGGAGATCTTGCTATAACCGCCGGCTCTGAGGCGGTTCGTCAGCACCTAAAGCAAAGACTTCAGACGTTTTTAGGGGAATGGTTTTTAGATGCTCGAATCGGTGTGCCTTATTACGAGCACGTTTTAGTGAAAAATCCGGATCCAATTGTACTCGATACAATTTTTAAGAGTGTGATTTTAAACACACCAGGAGTCGAGAAGCTGAATCAATTTGATATTGATGTAGAATCCTCAACCAGAACGATGACACTGATTTTTAGTGTTGAAACGGCAGCGGGTCGCATCGACTTTAGCGAAGTAATAGGAGCGTTTTAATATGGCGTTTGGCATGACCCCACAGGGATTTAGAATCAAGCGATTAGCAGATATCAAGACCGAGATTGAAAACAGTCTTCGCGCTTCTCTTGGGCAAGGGATTAACTTATTACCAGAATCCGTATTCGGACAAATAATTGGCATTGTTTCAGAGCGAGAGTCCCTTCTGTGGGAGCAGCTTGCAGCGATTTTCAATAGCCAATACCCAGACACGGCCTCTGATACTCAGTTAGATCTCGTTTGCTCAATCGTTGGAGTGACTCGACAAGTGGCCACGAGAACTCGGGTAAATGGTGAACTTTTCTTCGGCACTAACGGAACCACAATTCCCATCGGAACGCAGCTTTCCGTTGGAAGCAACCCATTAGCCATCTTTGAAACTCTCGCCGAGGTCACTCTTGTGCCAGGTACAAGTGCAGTTCACACGTTGACGTTTAGTATTGTGCCGGACTCAGGATCTTTTGCCATCAGTTATGCGGGCCAAGTAACCTCGTTGATTCCTTATACAGCCAACGCCGCCGCAGTTTTGGCAGCCCTAGAAGCTGTCCCGGCTGTTGGAATTGGCAATGTGGCCGTCACTGGAAGCTTCGGTATTGGTTTTACTTTGACCTATCAAGTTTTAATGCAGAAGCAGCCCATTGCAGTGCCTACGATTATTTCAAATACGCTTCTTTTGGTCGCCGCTCCAGCTACGGTTACGGTTACGAATACGACGACAGGTGTGATTCAAGGCACAAGCGATCTCGAGGCTACTGTAGTGGGCGTGGTTGTTGCTCCTCAACGGTCGGTCACGGTCATCGAAACACCAGTTTTTGGCCTGGATGCTACCGTCAATCCAAGCTCTGGCACTACGGGCAGGGCTCGTGAAACTGATGCCGAGCTTCGAATACGAAGAGAGCAAGAAATACAAATAGCCGGTGCGGGAACTTTGGGTGCCATTTTTGCTCAGGTCTCCCTCGTGGAGGATGTAGAATCGGTCATCGTTTTTGAAAACGATTCAGACGTTGTCGACGGGGACGGAAGACCCCCTCACAGTGTTGAGGTTGTTGTATTCGGTGGCGATGATGTTGAAATTGCGCTCACAATTTTTAATTCTGTGGCGGCTGGTATTGCCACGTTTGGCTCAGAATCAGAAATTGTAGTCGACTCGAATGGTTTTACCCATACGATCTATTTCTCACGACCTACGGTTGTGGAGCTGCTTCTTGATTGGGATCTTGTGATTGATCCTGCCTTCTACCCAGTGAACGGTGACGATTTAGTTAAGGCCAACTCTCAGGCATTCATTAATAACTTAAGCGTAGGTCAAGATGTGATTTCACTTCCGGATCTTCTGGCTTGCTTGACTGGCATTCCAGAGCTTGCGATTGAAAAGATTCCTGGAATACTAAGGGCAGATTTATTGATCTCTAAGAAGCCCACAGTTCCATCGGGGGATGCGAACATCGCAATTTTGGTAACAGAAATAGCTAGAATTGACTTAGCAGACATAACGGTAACTACGATATGATCGAGTTAATCTCAGACCACGTTGAGGAGTCTGTTAACAGGCTGATTGAGCAATATAAGGGAAAAACCACCCTTGAAAACTTGCTCACAGCCCTCGTTGCACAACTTCAGGATACGGAAAACGCCGCATTCCCAATGGCAAAACGGCTTGACGTATTTGAAATGGAGGGTCGACAGCTCGACCAGTTCGGAAAAATAGTCGTCCAGGGTCGACTTGGGCTTCAGGATCAGCTTTATCGCCTATTCCTACTCGCCAAAATTGGTGTGAACATCTCGAACGGTGACCCGGAAAGGTTAATTGCGACTTTCAGAATTTTGACGCAAGGCGATTTCGTTCATCTTATGGTGATTGGTCCTGGGGTGATCTCGCTTTCAACAGACGGCTCGTATTCAGAAGAGTTTGCTGATTTTATTTTTCAACAAATGGAGAGAACCGCGGCTGGAGGAGTTCGTATTTTGGACCTTGTTTATGCGCCAAGCCTTCCGTTTGCGTTCGACGGTCCGAACTTGACAGCTCCTAGTGCGGGTTTTGGAACTTTAGCAAATGTGAATATAGGTGGCGGATTCGCGCAACTCCCACCGATGTAATTAAGGATGGCCGCCAATGAAGCGGTTTTGTATGATCGGAGTGAATTATGGCAAAACCGAGTAGTTTTTTAGAATGGACAGTTGGAAATGCAGACTTTGTAAACGTTACTCAAGAGCCTTCTGCGCTTAAAAAACAGGCTGGGTGGCTTCCTAACGAACGTCCTCCTCGCGAACAAATGAATTGGTTATTCTGGCGAACGGACGAATGGCTCAAATACATTGATTCAGTTTTAGACGCTGACATAGCATCCTTTGATTTTATCGTAGGCGCTGGAACGAACATGACTCCCACGCTTCAGCTGGCTTTAAATAGTGCCGTTGCTGGGAATCGAATTTTGGTGACTCAAAGTGTTGTGGTTAATGCCACGATTTCAACGGTCACAAATAACGTCGGTATATTTTTTCGCCCTGGAATAACCTATACCAAGGGCACGGCGACCGTAGGAATTGAGATTCTTCATACTGGAATAGACATAAATTCTGGTCGATGGGTTGGATTTAGTGCTGTTGGAAATGCAGCGATTAAGATTGGGGTTGCGGGTGAAAATACTCTTTTAAGAAATCTCCGATTCGATAACAATTATCAAAACGTCGAAGATTTAGGCGTTAATACGACCATTGATTCCAGTATGGTCGAAGACGCTAACGACACGAATTTGGTTCGCACCATTACGATCGCAAATAACCAAGTTGCAGCGGCCAATCTCACGGATATTATTTTTGATAAAAACATCACTCAAGCGGCCACTCTTGATTATGTTTTACGCGTTAGAACTGACTCTGAAGTTAGAAATGAAACGGGTCACATCTATCTTACATACGATCAAGATGCTGACATCTGGGTTTGTAGTTATCAAAGCTTCCACGGAGATTCAGGCCTGGACTTTACAGTGACCTCTCTGGGCCAAGCTCGATATACTTCTGAAAATGTCGCGGGGGCGAATTACAATGGTACTTTCAAGGTTCGTTTAATAAGCAGAACCCCGAGACAGGGAGGATTTTAAGTTATGGCACGCATTAGTGATCGAGATTTAAGACTTGGAAGAGACGCCGACGCGGTCAATAAGGATCTTATTTTCAATGTTGGTAACGGCGCAACAAACGCAAGATTTCGTGGAAACTTCTCTACCAAGAGGCTTCAATTCTCTAATGACGGTGTAAACTTTTTTGATATTGGCACTGGGGATTCTGAAGAGGCCGGATTATTTAATCAGCTAGCTTTAAACGGCATGGAAGCTGGAATGATGACGACCTTTACGACTGGCAAAGAAAATTGGATTCGTTCCGCTTCAAATATGACTGTAAATGGGGACGGCAATTATGCGCCATCAGTCGCATCCGTCTCGACATTTTGGACTGGGGTTCGCACTCCCGACACTGGTACCAGTGCAGAAACTTGGACCTCTTCCGGAGCTGCTTCGGTAGCGGCAAACTCTCCCTCGACTGGTGAGTTTACAATTACAGACACTGCGGTGGATCTTAGAAGTTACTCTTTCAATTTGCCTTCTGGAATAGACACCGGAGATTTATTTTTTGAATATGAATGTAAAACGACAGCAGAAACTACATCAGCACCTCACGGCTCAGACATAACGTTTAATAATATGGTTTTACTATCGGACGGCGCAAGAAACGCCCGACTGATGTTTATTCGTCAGGGGAGCATTGCTGGGGCAAGACAGCTTATCGTTGCCTCTACTGCGGTTACTCTTGCGAACGATTTAGACACTGGGGCGGCCCTGCGAATTAATGTAGATTGGAATGAGTACCACAATTACAAAATCTACAAAAAAGGCACGATTCTTTATATTTATGTAGACGATGCCTATCGTGGCCGGGTCGATATGACGACTCTAAGTGCTACCGCATCTCTAAATATTGCTTGGGGAATACAGGCCTCGACTGCCAGTGCTGGCATTCATGTTTATAGAAAGTTCCATTTTAGTGCTTATTTATCTTCTATAGAAACTCGCGCATTAAATTATCGTGGAACATTCGCCTACGAAGGGGATGGTGACCCCACAAGTGCCGTTGTTCCTGCCTCAACGGTAGGAAATCCAACTCAAAATTATGTCCTCGAAAACAATTGGGTTCAGTGGACACAAGGATCAACCGGTACCGTTACAGAAACACAGGTCAATACGGGTCTTCCGCAGTCGTATCGACAGCTTCAGGTGGCTGTGTCTTCGCAGAGACATTATCAAAGAGTTATAACGTCTCCGCCAAATGATGGTGGGAACATAGGTATTCAGGCCCGCGTTCAATTCAGCGCAATGAATCTCTTAAATACTGGAACCACATTTAACATGCTCGCCCTGGAAGTGGCAAATATCGCGTCTCGTATCCAGTGCAGAAAAGTGACAGCAGATACCGTTGAAATAGGCATAGCCTCGTCAACCACATTTATGACTGGTGCTGGAGTGGGCTCTACGGTTGTCGTCGGGATCAACGAAATTAACACTTACGAGCTTCGCAAGGTGGGACCAGATCTTATACAGTTTTTGTTTAATGGAAAGATTCAGCAAGAAGTTATAATCAATGAGTTCAGCTTTCAATCGACAGTTACCGCTAATCTCGTTCGGTGGGGAAATAACGCGATTATTGGGGCTTCTGATACTTTCACATGGAGATTCTATTCTGTTCGAGTGACAGAGGGGAAGGATCCATTTCTTTCGCGATCACCTACGAACGAGTTTATAGCGATTGCTGAAAACGATGATGCTGAACCTTATGTTTCTTTTAGCTCCGATAATATCACATGGACCTATCCCATTCTTTTAAATGATCTGGGCGTGACCAATATAGCCTCGATTGAGGATCAAAGGTCGGGTGGTTATGTGGCCGCTCGTGTGATGCTATCGGCCAGCTCTGGATCGACTCTAAACAATTTGACCGTTCTTTATAATGCCTCGCAAGGTGCTGGTGGATTAGCCACAGAAGCGGTGAAAACATTTATTGCAAGTGAGCTTCCTATAGCTCCACAAAACGCGACGTTTAGTCACGGACTCGGTGTGGCGGATGACGAAATCATGGTTTTTGGCGGAACTGAGTTTCTCGTAAAAGATCTAGATTGGATTTTTAACTCTGCTAACGCGATTACGATTATTAACGCGCAGGTCGGGGTGCCTTACACGGTTCGCCGAGTTGGGTTTAGCTTTGATAGAAGTCAGGATAATTCGACAAGGATTAAGGTCTTAGAAGATCAAGAGTGGATTTGTGGAACTAAAAATCTAGGCTTTATTTTATCCGGTGGAACGATCAGCACAGTTGGTCAAAACGGACAGCCACTTTCTAATTTAAATCCGGCCTATGTTTCATTACAGAGTCGATTGTTATTCGGTGTTCGCAAGGTTTTTAAAATCACGCGAACTCATTCTTTTAATGACGATGTTAATGCGTCATCGGATATTATTGGCGAGGAGTTTGGAACAAAAGCCGGGACAGCATGGCAACAAACGCGACCATTTTATATATACGCAATAAACACAGACGATTCAGACGGTGGGGTTTATTTTGCGATCTCACCTAATCCAGCCAGAAAAGATACTGCCACCTCCATTAACATCGCACTAAAAAGCGCGCCCATGTCCACGCCATCGGATCGTGGCTTTTTTGTCTGGGCAACCACATCCGAAGTCACCGCTGCCACGCTAGCTGGTAAACCGTGCTCAAGAATTGGTGGTATATTAGCAACAACAAAAAGCTCGGCGGACGATTGGACGTTTGCCAACTTTTTTGCTGGACCCCTTGGCATATGTCCAGACCCTTGGAATGGAAGAACCTTTTCCGTGTCCGCTGGGGATGCTAGAGGTACATCTGCTGCAAGATTCTTTAACTCGATAAACTCACCAACTTGGGCCACCAATGCCAATATTATCTGCAGCTATCTGACGTTCAATGATGGCAAAATCATTTTTAGACTTAACACGGCAGACGCCGGAAATTGTACCAACGGAACGAGTGGTGCTGTAACAACGTTTTGCCTTCCCTATTTTTCTGTCAGCAATATTTATGACGTTGATGGTTCGGGAAATTTTGGATATTTCCGTTATGTAAACGCCGGAGCCAATTCGGGTGGCGGTGCGGTTCAGGAAGCCAACAATGAATTTTCGGTGCGGTCACCATCCTTTGCGCAGGTTCTAAACAATTCTTGGAGCAACGCGTCGGATGACATCATGTACGATAATTTAATTATTCAGATTTTCGACGAGTAAGGGGAGCGCGAATGAGATATGGCATTTATAACAAGTCGGATGGTAATTTTAAAAAGCGGGGCACTGCAGAGTCGCTTCCGTCTCCTTCTGATTCAGAATTAGCCTTTGAGCTTACTCAATACCAAAAGGCTGAGGGCTATGTGGCCACTGCGGTCACA